AGCCAAAGGCGCCCGCGGAGAACGTATGTGGCGCGACCAATTGCGCGAAGCCTTCGGCGACTCCGGCATCCGCCGCGGCCAGCAGTTCAGCGGTCTCGGCGACTCACCCGATGTCGTCTGCCCGTGCCTTCCCAACATCCATTGGGAGGTGAAGTTCTGCCAAGTGGTAAAGCTGCGCGAATGGATTGCCCAGGCAATCCGCGACGCAAAGGACAAGCTCTTCCCGGTCGTCGCCCACAAGCGCACCGGCGAGGACTGGCTCGTCACGCTGCGCGCAAGTGACTTCCTCACGATCCTTCGCCGCTCCGATTTTCTAGTCCCAACACAAAACCAAAACCCAACCACATAACCAGCCATGGCAACTAAAACCCTGACAACACCCGCGGGCATCGCCCGTTTCCCCAGCCTCAACCGCCCGGACACCAAGTTCTCCGAGGTCGGCGTTTACAAGGTCAACCTCGAGCTGTCCGCAGAGGACGCCGAGCCGTTCCTCAAGCAAGTTGAAGCTATCTTCAGCGAGTTTCTCGCGCTGAAAAAGGCCGAACTGAAAAAAGACAAGCTCAAGCTGCACGCCGCGCCTTGGGAAGACAACGACGGCTTAGTGCAGCTCAAGATGAAGGTGCCAGCCGTGTTCAAGGGAAAGGACGGCGAACCGGTCTCGCGGCAGCCGAAGCTCTTCAACGCCTCTGGCGAGGTCATCACCGACAACATCGGCGGCGGCTCCAAGATCAAAGTCGCGGTCGTTCCCTACACTTGGTACACGGCGTCACTCGGCGCCGGCATCACCCTGCAACCCAAGGCGGTCCAAGTCTTGGAGTTGGTCACTTGGGGAGACGGCGGCAGCGCCTCGGCCTACGGCTTCGACGTGAGCGAATCCAAGCAACCGTCCGCCAAGACCGGCACCGACGACGCGGAAATCGACTGGTAACCGCCATGCCTGCCAAAACACCACGCAAGGCACCCACGCGCAAGGCTAAGGCGGTCAAACCCGCCGAGCCCGACCGCTTCAACGCAGCCGGACAAAAGATTGTCCGCCTCGAAAAGACCCGCGCTCACCAGAAGTATCCGCTCAAAGACGGCACCGATGTTCCCGGCGCCAGCACCATCGCCAAGATCGGCGAGGACAGCAGCGGGCTGATTCATTGGGCATGGAAGCTCGGCATGGAAGGGCAAGACTACCGACGAGTGCGCGACAAGGCCGCAGACATCGGGACGGTTGCGCATTTCATGATCGAATGCTTCCTGCACAATCATGAGCCCGACCTCTCGGAGTTCTCCGCGGCGGACATCGAAAAAGCGACCATCGCCTACAACAACTTCCGCCGCTGGTGGGACGAAGAGGGCTTCACGGTCATTGAGCCCGAGGTGCAGTTGGTGTCCGAGGAATACCTCTTCGGCGGCACTATCGATGCACCCTCGCGCGACCGCGACGGCAAGATCGTCCTCCTCGATTGGAAGACGAGCAAAGCCATCGTTGGCGCCCACAAGATCCAGTTGGCCGGCTACGAGCAGCTCTGGAACGAGAACCGGCCGGACATGAAGGTCCAGCGCCGCGGGATTGTCCGCATCGGCAAGGAGAGTCCGGATGACTTTGAGGTCTCTTGGATCTTCAGCGCCGAGCCGTTCTGGGAAGTGTTCAAAGCGCGCCTGTTCCTGCATTACGCGAATCTGCGCCTCAAGAAAGCTGCCTGACGATGACGTTTTGTATTCAAGACAAATCCGGCCTCGGCCCGGTCTTTGAGTGCTTTGCATTCAAGGCCGGTCGTGGCTGGAGCGTCTTTGCGCGCAACCTTGATTTGGGAGAAAGCTGGGACGACATGAACAACTGCGGAGAACGAATGCGACTCGCGGATGTAAAAAAGAATTTCAGCGTTTTGTATGGGGCGCATTGGCCAGACGAAGAAAATCCCGGCATCAAAGAATTTAAGGTTAGATGCAAAAAAGGGCGCTACAGCTTCATTGTGCCCGACATTGTTTTTCACGCTATTGCCAAAAAACGAGGACGCGGATGGGAAGTGTGGATGTGCGACCCAGAGCCAAAAACCAAGGAGAGCTATGACTTTGTGTTTGAAGCCATTAAACCAATGCCGCTGTCCACCGTTAAAAATGAGTGCGATTTGATTCGTGGCCAATGGCCAGATTTTAAGAAAGCCGCCTAGCATGCCCCCGCGCAGAACCATAGCAATCGTCCGCAAGAAACTCGGCCGCGAAAAGGCGGACGGGATGACCCTGGGCGATGGCAAAGTCTACATCGATCCACGCCAATCCGGCGCGGACGAGTTAGACACGGTTCTGCACGAGTTGCTGCACCATGTCTGTCCTGACATGAGCGAAGAGGCAGTCGCCGAGAAGTCCGCCACGATGGCGCGCAGCATGTGGAAAGACAAGTGGAGGCGCGTCCACGAATGACTGCCGCCGGATACTTCCTCCTCGGACTAGCCGCCGGCGTCCTGCTCGGGGCGCTGGCGGCTTATGGGGGCATGTTCGCCTGGGCCATCAAATACGGAAACGAAACTGAAGATAACGAAAAATAACCAACCATGAAACAAGGACTATACGCAAACATTCACGCCAAGAAGGCCCGCATCGCCGCCGGAAGCGGTGAGCGCATGCGCAAACCCGGATCAGCCGGGGCGCCGACCGCCAAAGCCTTCAAGCAAAGCGCGAAGACCGCCAAGACCCGCCGTTGACGTGAGCACCCCGCTTGAGCAAGCCCGAGCTATAGCCACCGCCCGCCACTTTCTGAGCGAGCTGTGCATCCCCGGCAAGTGGAAGCGGGTTCCGCGCGAAGTCCGCCGCGAAGCGCGCAACCGCTTAAAGCACATGCCTATGAGCTGGGATTTGCCGCGCATTGTCAACGAAGAGGGCGCCTTGGATCACATGCAGGAAATCGAGGAATACTACCGCAAGCAACTTTGGGAGGACATAAAGAAATGAGCGCAGGCAAAGGCGACACGCCGCGTGCGGTGAATGGCGAGGTTTTTCGCCGCAACTATGACCGCATCTTCCGCAACAAGCTGACCGATCACATCGATGCGAACGGGCTCGACGAGGTCGCCGTCATGAATCAACTGCAAGACCACGGAGTAGTTTCAGATAACGCCGTCATGGCCCAAGACGTGGGCAACGCTGACGCTGCGGTCGCGTGGCTTAAAAAACAATGACATCCGCCATCCTCATCGCTCTCGTTGGCTTCGCCTACTTCGCCGTCGCGGTGGACCAAGCGTTTATCCACCACAATTTTTGGAACGGTCTTATCTGGCTCGGCTACAGCATCGCCCAAATCGGCCTCTGGCACGTTACCGTTCAACCCTGACGTTTATGGACAAATACAAAATCACTTCACCGAAACTAGTTGAGCTAAAGGCTCGGCTGGAAACTGAGCGCAGACAGGTCACAAAGACCGAGCGCGAAATCAGTGCAGAAAAAGCGCGCTTGGCTACGGACAAGGTCTCTGACCTCTGCGCCGAAATCGCCAAGCGCAAAGCACGCAGATGACTTTAATTGACGGCACAAGCGGGTTCTTGCCGCGGTTCATGTGGTGTGGCCGCGCGGACATACCGGAATGCCCAGCCCCACGGAGCAAGACCAGTGGGGCGCCGTCACATATTTAGATGATCTACGAATGGAGAGCGCCGATATCGGTTCACACGCCGCTAGGCCAAGGTGATGCCATGCTGTTTATCAACGACGGCATCGCCACGACCGGCACCGGAGTCAATTCGATCTGGGTTGTCCGACTGCATGACATCGGCATTCCCAAGCACTTTTTTTCTGAGGACATTCGCATTTACGGCAACCCAATGGATGGCCGTGGATGGGATGTGCAAGTTCCAGAAGACTGGAAGCAGTAGAATTTTAAGCACCGAGCCGGCTTAACAACATCCTGTAGGGGGATGGCGCCTGCGCAGGCGCACCGGCTCGGTGCTTTTACAACTAGAGGAGAGGAGCGCAGCGGAGCCTGCGCAGTGGAATGGAAGANAACGCACACAAGTCACGCTTTACGCCGACCCCGCATCCTGTCATGCGGGTCGATTGCGACTACCTCGCGTCTGTCGGCGCCGAGGAGGGCTGGGCTTACCTCAAAAAGCGCGAAGAACTGATCGCCCGCGAGGCCAGCGATCCGTTTCGCTATGGTTACATCCCGCCCATCTGGCGCCGCGCCTCCGAATTGCTGGAAAAACACCGCGAACTGCTCGTCATGGGTGGAAATAGGAGCGGAAAAACCGAATGGGCGGCGAAAGAAGTCATAAAGACCATGTATTCCAAGCCCGGCGCCGTTGTGTGGTGCTTTTCCCTGACCGCCGCGAACAGCATCGAGCTGCAGCAGCCGCGCGTGTGGAAATACATGCCGCCGGAGTGGAGGAATGCCAGAAAATCTCAAGTCACGAACATCACCTACAGCGTGAAAAACGGATTTAGCGAATCCAAGTTCGTGGCGCCAAATCAGGCACAATGCATCTTCCGCAACTACAGCCAAGATCCTTCAACACTAGAAGGAGGAGAGGTGGACATGGTTTGGATGGACGAAGCCATGGGTGCGCTCGATGTGCTCAACACGATCCGGTTTCGCTTGGTGGACCGCAACGGCAAGCTCGCCGTGACATTTACCCCGGTTCAAGGCTGGACGCCCATTGTTGCCGACTATTTGTCCGGCGCAAAAGACGTTGTCTTGGTCGATGCCGAGCTTCTTCCGCGAAAAGACGCAGGCGGCAAGGTCACTGGCTATGAGCAGGTGCCGGTCGAGCAGATAAACCCCAAGGGGCGACCCATCGCATATTTTCACACCAAGCTAAACCCTTGGGCCGGCTGGGACCGCATGCGCAGGGAGCTGCAGAGCGAGACGCGAGAGAAGATCTTGGAGCGCGCCTACGGTATTCCGACCAAGGCACACTCTGGCCGCTTCCCGCTGTTTAATCCGAAAGTCCACGTCATTCGCGATTCGGAAATACCGAATGGAACTCGGTATCATTGGGTTGACCCCGCCAGCGGCAAAAACTGGGCGATGCTTTGGACCGTATTTGATCCGGTCGGCCGCATCATCGTTTACCGCGAATGGCCAAATCAGACCGACTACATCGAGGGCGTTGGCTATGCCGGCGAATGGGCGCTTCCCGATGGCAGGCTGCTTGATGGCCGCGCGGGTCCGGCCCAAGCAAACTTTGGCTTCGGGTTGCAGCGCTACAAGGAGGAAATTCTTCGACTCGAAAATGGCGAAGAGATTTTTGAGCGCTGGATGGACAGTCGCTACGGACATTCCAAGCTGCTTGGTAAGGAATCGCAGAGCACCCTGATTGATGACATGGCGAGCCTCGACATGCACTTCACAGCCACACCGGGAGATAGCATCGACGAGGGCGTTGCCATGATAAACGACATGCTGTCGTACAACCCGGAGAAGCCCATCGACGCAATCAACCAACCGCGGCTCTACATTGCGGAAAGCTGCAAAAATACAATTTATGCGCTCCAGACTTATACAGGTGCGGACAAAAAACTCGGCGCCGTTAAGGACTGGATTGATATTTTGAGATATATTTGCCTCTCCGACGCCATGTTTATTGACGACGGAAGCATGAAGTCTCGCGGAGGAGGAGCCTACTGATGACCAAGCTCTCGCCACCACCGCCGACCAAGGATCGCTTCGCCTGGAATAAGTCCGACGAGCCCAAGTGCGGCATCTGCCGGAAGTTCATCACCAGCGCCGATGTCCACGGCCGCGACATTCACCTCGGCCACATCTGCAAGGACTGCGGCCCGCACCTATGCCGCGCCATCGAGGTCATGACTTGGGTCCAATTTCACTCTCCCCACTGAACATCAAATAACAAAAACCGCAATGATCTGTATACGCCGTAAACATGTTGTCATGGACATGTATAAAAAGCCGGAAGATTTCGACACGTCCGGCGCCCTAGCCTTCGCCCGCGAGCAAGCCCCGGCGTCCTACTTGGCCGTGATGCTGGCCCTGCAGGACCGCATCGCCGATGCCTCCCTGCTCGTC